CGCCATTACCGCCACCAGCGCCGCCACCGCCGCCACCTCTATAACCCGCACCACCGCCGCCGCCACCAGCAATATAAGCGCCGCTTTGGTTTATTAGTTGAACACCAGTTGCGGAATTTGATAAGGCTGGGCCACCTGCATCACCAGCCCCAGCTGTACCGCCGTTACCACCTCTGCCGATTATGTATCCGCTGTTGTATATGGTTAGCTTATTGTTGAATGCACTTGAGATAATCAACCCAGCAGTTGACGTGTTATCAGACCACAAATATACGCCGCTATTGATTGTAAGCACGACTGGTGTGCTTCCATCCCAACCTTGGCCAGTAAGATACGTTTGCAAGTTTAACTCTTGTTGGCTAGAAGATATCGTAAAGCTGACTTGCTTAACTGCATTGTAAAAGCTCAACATGTTAAGGGGGTCAGGTGACTCTGGCACATTAGTATTATTAGATGTAACACCTGCTGTACCATTACGATAATACTCTTTAAGAGAGTGAGGTGTACTACCACCAAACTCACCTACAATATCTGTTATTAAACTAAGAGAGCCAGAAGGTTTTACTGCCATTAGAATGCCGCCGCTACAATGTCATCATTTGCTTGGAATGTACCTGTGCTTGTTAGCTTAGCTTGTACAGCGCCGTTATAAATAAAGTGAAGCTCTGTACCAGAAGGTTGAATTACCCAGCCTGTACCTGCACCAAGATCTAGTGACGTTGCTGTAACTGTACTAGCAGTAATAGCACCGCCACCTGCTGTAGCATTGTCTACATAAGCCTTTACAGATTGCTGTGTTGGGATAAGAGTAGCACTGTTAGATGACATATTATCTTCATCAGCAAAACCTGTAATAGTAGTAGTACCATCCGTCAAACCTGTATTGAATTGGATAGTAGTACCTGTAACTGCCGCAGGTGTAGTACCACCTACAATACCGTTAATATTACCTGTAACATTACCAGTAAGCGCACCTTCAAATGTACCAGCTACAAATGTCTCAGAGCCTACAGTCCATTTATCTGCTGTTTCATCCCATACAAGGGTCTTATTATCTAGTGTACCACGTTCAATCTCAATACCACCATTCTCGGTTGGGCTAGAGCCTGTGTAGTTAGAGTTAAGAACGATCTGGTTGTCTGCTAGATTAATAGTCTCTGTGTTAACTGTAGTAGTTGTACCTGATACAGTAAGGTTACCGCCTACAACAACATCACCTGTAGTGGTAAGGCTTGCCATAGAGTTAGCACCTGTAGAGGTAACATTACCTGTCAAATTCCCTGTGACGTTACCAGTTAGATCACCTGTTACGTCACCTGTGACATCTCCTGTTACGTCACCTGTAAGGTTGCCAGTAACATTACCAGTTACATTTCCTGTAACATTACCAGTAAGGTTGCCTGTGACATCTCCTGTTACGTTACCTGTTACTCCACCAGTAAGATTACCTGTAACATCTCCAGTTAAATCACCAGTAACGTTGCCAGTCACATTACCTGTAACGTCACCAGTAACGTTTCCTGTTAATGCACCTGTGACATCACCTGTTACGTTGCCAGTAAGATCTCCTGTGACATCACCAGTAACATTACCTGTAACATCACCTGTAACATCACCAGTAAGGTTTCCTGTTACATTGCCAGTTACATCGCCTGTAACATCACCTGCTAAGTTACCTGTAACGTTACCAGTAAGATTACCAGTAACGTTCCCTGTTACTGTGCCTGTGACATCTCCTGTTACATTGCCAGTAAGTGGACCTACAAATGAGTCAGAGTTTACTACACCATCAAAGTAAGCGTTTTTATATTTCGCCCCTGTAGAACCTAAATCTAACGTGTTAGTTGTTTTTGGTAAAATATTCGTAGCAGAAACAATAAGGTCTTGGCTTGGTCCCACCTTTGTAATAGGCGCACCCTCACCTGCCGTACCATCATGGGTATGACCTGTAGATGCGTTAAAGGCAGACTCAAGAGCATTATACTCTGCATCAAAGTCATCTGCATCAATAACGTTACCGTTAGCAATATTGTTTGCTGTATCCTGACGTGTGTATCCTGCCATATTACTGCCTATCGTTCTGTTTAAACTCTAACAATGCTGTGTCGAGTGTGAATGTTGGGTTTGTTGAATTGTCTTCAATACGAAGTGCTACTGTTTTACCTGAACCAATAATATTAGAGTTATAAACGTTATCTAGCTCACCACCAAAAGTAGAAGTATTAAACACAGAGTTAGAAGCACCAAACAGGAATACAGAACTACCTGTACTGCTTATGTTGAACGTTTGAGGTTGGACTACTGCTGTGTTTGTGCTTGAAGCAAAATCATATTTAAGGTTAATGTCTAATTCCATACTGCCTGTAGGTTCAGCATACAAAGTCATCTTATAGAATGTCTTACGTACCTGTGGGTCAGATAGAGGCATGAAAGGTGATTCATAAATAGCTTCAATGTCTGAGCCATCAAAGGCACTACCTGTGTCTAACTCATAAATATAACCATCTGAGTTAGCAAACGCTATAGTCTCTTGATCGCCAGCATAACGGCTGTCTGCTACAAATGCTTTAATACCTTTTGTTGTAGCCCAAGAGATACCAGAAGCACCTTGTGATACAAACTTAGTAGCAATCAAACCTTTAGCAACACCCTGCTGTTCTGACTCTACATAAGAAAAGATACGATACTGGGCTTTTTCACGTAGCAGTACAGAGCTAAAGTTAGATGATGTTTTCAGGAATGTAGCTGCATCTTTAGCTATAGCATCAGAAGCGATATCCAAACCAAAGTCACCAATACGATCAGTAGCACTTAGTAGGCGAATACCGTCTGGTGCAAGATACATAATATCACCACCGACTTCCTGAATAGTATCACCGTTTACACAGCCAATACGATCTGTAATAGGGGATACTTGGAAGTCTGATGTGGTGTTACCCGTAAGGCGTTTAATTGAGCTAGTAGTAAAGATAATAAGCTGATCACGAAACACTGTTAAGCCAGTTATGTCTTGACCTACATTAATACTACCTGCACCATTAGCTGCACTAAAGTCGTCTACACTAAAAGGTGCAGTAAAGAATACGTTATTACCTTTAGCGTAGAATGCTGTGTTCTTAAAGATAGCTATATACTCTGCTGCACTAACATCTGTACTATCCGCTGCAGTCATAAACGTCATAGTGTTACCAGACGTGTTATAAATAGCAGGGTAGTTAGTACCGTCTACAAAGATTACTTTATCGTCACCGTCTAAGTTATACTCTGCATGACGTGCTTTGCCACCATTAGTACTAGCACTAGTAGCCATACTAGTCCAAGTTGTACCTGTGCCTACGTAGTACTCTGTGTGGTTTGTAGCGTTCTTACGTGCTACTACCATACGACCAGAAGAGATAACCTTTAGTGCAAGAATAGGACCAGAGCCTGTTACCTCTGTATCGCTAAACTTTTCATAGCCTTTTACCTTGGAGTATCCACCTTCTTTGTTTGGCTCAAAGTTCTGCAGAATAGTAGCAGAGCCAACAGCATTAGTACCGTGCTGCAACTGAGATAGGTTAGAGATCAAACCGCCTCTAAACTCTATAGGGAATGTCTGCCAAGCTGTAGCCATTAGTAATATACTCTTGTATCACGTAAGTAAGATGTACGATTTATATGCTGACTGCGTAAGTATTTGATGCCATCTTCAAAGCGTTGCTGGGATAGTTGTGCCATCTGTGTATCTGAACGGAATTGATACACGTAATACATTGCACCATCTACAATAACATTGCGATACACTTCTGGGAGTGTTGGTACATCTACATCTAATACTAAATCATAACCAAACTGAAAATATTCATAATCTAAATCGTATGCCTTATCTGGTGTAGGTACTAGAATAAATTCTCTATTAGGTGTACGTACAATATATTCAGGCAAACCTCTAATACTTGCACTAGAGTTATACTCATTATCTATATATTTGTCAAGGTATTCTTCGTAAGATAACTCTTTTAATCGTTTAGTTGCGTTACCAAAGGTGGTACTACGTTGGATACGGAAAGAGTCCATCTTTAGAGTTTTAGCATCTATAGGGTATGGGTATCTAGAAGTACCAGCAGTTACAGTTAGAGTATCTGTAATGTGATTCCAAGGCCACTCAAACTCTTCCTGATTGATATGACGAATAGAAGAGTTGATCGCTTCTTTTACGAAAGCGTAATAACCTGTAGTAGCAGCAAAGTTAGCAGATGTTAAGGCTACTTCATTAAGACGGCGGTTAACATCGTTAACTAATCCAAGAAAATCATAAGCCATTGTTACTGCTCCCGAATAGTTAAGAAGATGCTACGTTCATAACGCAAGCCATCAGCTGTAGTAATCCTACAAGTTATCTTATACTTCTGACCTACGTTACCGCCTGTTATACGAACAGTGGCAACTGTATTTGTGTTAGTTGGTTGAACCAAGTTTAGGTTTTCTGTAACGGTATAGCTTGGTGTAAGAACACCATTAACATACCAACCTACAGTAGAGATAGTGTCACCTGTATTTAAAAAGCGTGACCAATCAACGCTATAGCCTTGTATTTCATTAGGGTCAAGATCGGGCCATTTATACGCCATTATAATATCCTATCGTGTAACATATACTGTGTAATTGCCATATGGCACAATGTTGACAGTGCGTTTTCTTTCAAAGTCTGTATTTAGATAAACAACATTAACTGCGTATATACCATTAACTGTATCCCAATCTGCTGTTGTTGTAGCTGCTACACCGCTTACTGTTGCTGTAGCTTGAGCATCTTCATCAGCAAGATCGTAGTTGTTAATCTGTAAGTAAACACCTGTAAGCGGATCTGTAATAGCTTTAGCATCATAACCAGCAACACCTGCTGTAAACGTTGCTGTAGCTGCAGGTGGTACAATAGTAGCTTTACCATTAGCAGTTTGAGTACCAGAAGCTGTAGTTGCTGAAACACCTGTAACTGATGCTGTAGCCTGTGCATCTGCATCTTCAATGCCACCATTGTTAAATGTTGCTGTAGCTGCAGGTAATACAATAGTAGCTTTAGCGTCTACGTCATCAAAAACATTAGCAGTAAACGTTGCTGTAGCTGCAGGTGATACAATAGTAGCTTTAGCATCATAGTCTACTGTACCTACAGATGCTGTAACTACAATACCTATCATAAACGCATTAGCGTCTAATCGTACCTCAGATACGGCAAAAGGATTTTCTGAATATGCGCTAAATGCAGACATAAATTACCTATATACTTAAAAATGCATTAACAAACTTTGTTCGATTTATTGCTACAGGTAGATTAGGCAAGGCCGATCTAACAATACGAGGGAAATTTTCATGTGTTCGTAGCCTCCGCCAAACTTCTCTATATTCAACAAGAGCATCTTTTTCACTTTCTGTAATGAAAGGTATCTGCCCTATAGCAACTTGTTTTTCGTACACTCTGATTAGCATACTTACTTCTGCCACCTCTGCATCAATATCTGCGTTTGCCATACTAACCATGTTGCCAATTCTGTCGCCCTCTTGATATTGACGACCACCAAAATCAGCCTCATCCGCATCATCTTCAATAACGATAATGTTTTCGACTACCCAAGGTGAGGTTTCAATTACGCATAATTTTGTCATGATATTGATCCGTTGCTGTTGACGGTAAACGAACCAGATGCGGCTTTGTTTACAGTATTTGTGCCAATGATGATAAGGCGACCGTTCGTTCCAGACTCGACATATGCGCTTCGTCCGCCATCTCCATAGTTTGTTGACGAATTGCCACCAAAAGTGCCGCCGCCACCTGCGACGTTATATCCGCTGAACGTTGCGCTTGCCCCACCAGGAACAGCACTTCCTGGGGT